ACTTGGGCGAAGACGGGGTAGAAGTGCTATGGTTGATAGCCCTCGTAACACCGCTAATCTTTTACCCTCGAGCAGCAGGATGGAGCTACATCCTCCTGCTGGTGATGCTGATCCGTGGCTGCACAGGAGTTGTCTGAGCCCACGCCCACACCGTCCCGTGTCGACCGGTTCTCCGGAGACTGAACCTTCCCAGCACCAGATCCCTGGCCAGGCAGCTTCAGAACACGGTGGTACGCCCACACCCCACGTCTTTCCTCGTTTATTTGAGGTATAAGGACTTGCATCAGCAGCTGGGACCTGGCAGCTGGCCAGAAGTTGCAGGAAAAGGTCGCCCCCACGCCCACGCAGTAAAGGTTTTACGAGGCAAATGATAGAAGCTGAAGCTACCAGTGCCAGGCAGCTTCCGGACTGATGAAGTTCATAAAAATTCTTCTTGCATTCAAGTTGGGATTTGATAAGATTTAGATGTGGTAGGATATGTACATAGGCAATCTAATCGCGAGCAACCTACCACGCAAACTAACAAAAGGAGAAACAAAATGGGCTTTGATTTATATAGTCTAGGAAATCACAAAAACGAAAACGGCGAATACTTTAGAAATAGTGTTTGGGGTTGGCGTCGTCTTGCTGACTTTGTTTGTCAAAAAACGGGTTGCGTGTTGGAAGAAGATAAACAACATTGGCAACACAACAACGGACACGAAGTTGATGAGGAAAATGCAATGCAAATTGCCAAACAATTAAAAGCTTTGATTAAGGACGGCACAGTTTCAAAAGTAATCAAAGAGGTAGAAGAGGAAACAGAAAAAGCAGAAAAAAATAATAAGTTCGTTAATATCCTGCACGAGATGTTAAGAGAGAAAGTTGAAAAGGAAACAGGCAAGAAAGGTCTAGCACCACGCGACTATCCGAAAGAAGACCACGATACTTGGGATTGGATACAAGACAAATATTCTTATGGAAGTTCCTATCCTTTCACAATGGAAAACGTAGAGGAGTTTATTAAATTCTGCGAAGATTCACGAGGGTTTAAAATTTGCTAACCTGCAAAGGCGTGGGCATTAGCCCACGCCCACGCCCACGCCGTCGGCGTTGTTTTGTTTAAACTAAACTATGGATAGCTGCCCAGCCCAGTAGTTGTCCAAAAAAAATTTTAAGATTGGACAATGTAATGATATTTATACCTTTAATACTATTAATATTAATAATAATTATTTTGAATTTTTTTGTTGATTAATCTTTTTATAGTCTTATTATAATGGGATAACAATTAACTTATGAAAGGAAAAATGTTATGAGCAATCTAAAAAAAGTCAGTAGACTTATTAAGAAAGCTACAAAAAAAGAACAACAAGATTTAGTGAATTATCACTATTCTGTTGAACAAGTAAAACAACAAAAGAAAAGTAATGACTTAATTAAACCTAGTCATGTTGAGTTGTTTGAAACTTTAAAAACTAATCTAATCATTTTTAATAAAGTTGATGATGTTGAGGGTTTCGCTCAATTAATCAAAAGAAAAATGAAAAGGTTTGATGTTGCGAAGTTCAAAGAAAAATATCCTAAAATGTATGAGGATTTTTTAGTTGAAATGGACACAACAGAAATTAAAATAAAAGTTCAAGAGAAAGGAAACTAATATGTCTAATCTTGTTAAAATAATAAATGACACAATAGTTGAGAATAAAAATAACTCTAATGAAGTTGAACAAGCAAGTACAAGTTCAAGTTCAACCACTCTTAACTATCAATTCATGTATAAACAATTAGAAAGTGCTGTTGAGGAAATTATTATTCAGTACCCTAATGACCCAATCGTGAATGAGTTAAAACAAAAGTTGGTTAATAATTTAAAACCAATATTAGAGGTTATACAAAACAATCCTAATCAAGACTTTAATCAATAAGTTCTACACCTGTAGCCGAGCAATCGGCTACAGGTTCTCACCTTCTCCACCATCAGTTCCACCTTCACCACCTAGATAGAGGTACCAAATCTAGTTTGGACATATAAACTAAACACAACATTTAGTCGCCACGCACAAGTTTCGGTTGTATTGACAAATGCTGGCTAAAAACTCGGTTTCATAGATGTAGTGACTATATTTTTAATATGGGTTAAAAAGGGGTACCAAAATGAAAATGAAATGTATACCTATATCAATGGCTGAAGCTAATAATTTTATTATTAAGTTACATCGCCATAGTAAAAAAGTACGAGGCTGTAAATTTTGTCTTGGAGCTTTAAAGGATAATAAATTAGTAGGGGTATTAGTGTTGGGTAGACCAGTAGCGAGAAAACTAGATAATAGATATACTGCAGAAGTGCTAAGAACCTGTTCAGATGGAACAAAAAATGTTAATAGTTTTTTATATGCAAAGGCTTGGAACATTTGGCAACAGATGGGAGGAAATAAAATTATAACTTATACCCTTGAAAAAGAGTCAGGTATTAGTCTTAAGGCTTGTGGTTTCGAAAAAGAAGCTGTTACAAAACCTTTTAAAAAAGGTAAGGGCTGGACTACAAGACCAGGTAGAGAATGGCAAGAAAAGGTTCATAGCGAGACAAAATTTAGATGGTGCAAAAAGAATTACTAACAAATGAACAGCTAAGATTAGCAGTAGAGAAGACTTGGATCGAACATATAAAGTTGTGCCAAGATAATTTTTTATATTTTGTAAAAGAAGTATGGCCAGATTTCATATGTAGATTGGATCCTAATCCTAAAAGGTGGGGGCACCATCAACATATAGCATCTGAGTTTACAAAAATTTCTAGAAGAAAAAAAGGGAGGCTCATTATCAATATGCCCCCTAGACATACTAAATCAGAATTTGCATCATATTTGTTTCCAGCTTGGATGATAGGGAAGTATCCTAATTTAAAAATTATGCAGGTATCACACAACGCAGAATTATCATCAAGGTTCGGATCTAAGGTTCGTAATCTAATGGAGCAGAAGGAGTATAAAAATATATTTGGAGATGTTAAACTTCGAGAAGATAGTAAGGCAAAAGGACGTTGGGAGACCAATCATGGTGGGGAATACTTTGCAGCGGGTGTTGGCGGTTCTATCACAGGACGAGGGGCGGACTTACTTATTATCGATGACCCACATACTGAACAAGACGCATTATCCGAATCAGCCATGGAGCGTGCATATGATTGGTACACTTCTGGACCAAGACAGCGTTTACAACCTGGTGGCTCGATAGTCGTGGTTATGACGAGATGGGCAGAGGACGACCTGACAGGAAGATTAATCAAGGCTCAAAAAGAACCTAAAGCTGATAAGTGGAACGTAATATCATTTCCTGCGATCCTCGACTCAGGGAACCCAGTATGGCCTGAGTATTGGGAACTAGAAGAATTAGAAAAAGTAAAAGCATCATTACCAATCAGGAACTGGTCTGCTCAATACATGCAGAACCCTACATCAGAAGAAGGAGCTATTCTTAAAAGAGAATGGTGGCGACCATGGGAACATCAAAAAATTCCAAAACTACAACATGTCATACAATCTTATGACACTGCATTTAGTGCAAAAGAAACTGCAGACTATTCAGCTATCACCACATGGGGTGTTTTCTTTCCAGAAGAAGATGGTAAACCTGCAATGATTTTACTAGATGCTCTAAAAGGTAAATTTGATTTTCCTGAACTTAAAGCAGTTGCAATGGATCAATTTAAATATTGGGAACCTGAAAGTGTAATTATCGAAGCTAAAGCTACAGGGGAACCATTAATGCAAGAGTTTAGAAGAATGGGTATACCTGTCATTCCATTCGTGCCATCAAGAGGAAAAGATAAACATTCTAGGGTAAATGCTTGTGCTCCTGTTTTTGAAGGGGGTCAGATTTTTTTTCCTCCAGATGAAAAATTTGCTGAAGAAGTAATTGAAGAATGTGCTGCATTTCCTCACGGAGCAAACGATGACTATGTCGACAGTACTACACAGGCCGTGTTAAGATATCGTCAGGGTAACTTCATAGAAATGAGAGATGACTATGAAGAAGAATTATACAAAGTTCCGAAGGAGTATAAGTATTATTAATGGCTGGATTGAAAGAATTAATTGATATGGAATCGATCGAGGATCAACCAACCTCGTCAGTTCCAAAAAACAAATCAGATTATACAGAACCTTATGATCCTAGCATGGCTAGAGGTTTAGCTGGGATCGCGGTCGCTGGTGCGGGAGCCTTTGCTCTAAGGAACCCTATCGGAAGAGTCTTACAAAAAATTGCAAGTATCAAATTACCCAAGGCTCCCGCTTCACGAACCAGTGTTAAAGATCAAGTAGATGAAGTTCTAGAGATAGCTCCAACAAAAATAGAAAGAGGTAAAGCTTTAACTGTTGCACAAACTAAACCTCAAGATGAAATAAGACAGATTGCAATTGCAAGATCAAACGAATTAAAAAAGATTGCTTACAATAATCCATTATCAAGAGGTGGTAAAACAAATAGAATAGGATCATCACTTTGGGATTATATTGCACGACACCCAATAGCAGGAGCAAGAAAAGCAGAGGAATGGATAAAAGATTTTAAATCTACAGGTCCAGGTGCTTTTAAGACAGGTAATCCAAATTTTAAAAACATAAACCAAGCAGTAAAAAAGGATGAGCTATGGGATTCAAATTTAGTTCAATTTGATAAAGATGGTAAAGTTATAGGTGGATTTTTAAAAGTAGCTGCAGAGAAAAAAATTCCTCTTACAAAAATGGATCTGCTTTACATCGTAGAGAAAGCTCCTGTTAATAATTTAAAGGTAAGAAAACTTACAACTGATACTAAAATAGTTGATGAAGCAGAAGATGTTGCAAATGAAGCAATCAATCATATAAATAAAATAAGAGATAAGGCTGTTCAAATGTCTGCTAATCTTCCAGCAAATGAATCTCAAAAGTTTGCTGATTTAGTTACATTAGGTAATGGTGTTGCAAAAAATTTAAGACGAAAAACAGGTCGTTTACATAATCATTACAGAAGCGCAGAAACGTCAGACTACGATAGCTTCGATAGTACTAATGTATTTGGACAAGATATTGCGGAAGTAGCCGCTTTGTTTGACAGAGCTAGAAACATAGGTGTCACTACAGGTGATGACACTTTGGCCTTCTTAGATAAATTTAAAAGAATTGATACTGACTTAGGTAGAAGATTACAACTTATGAAAACTCAACAAATGTTACCTAAATATGGAAACTATGATGAGTATAGAGTTAAAGGTGGTGACAAGTATTTTGAACATGTTGTCTATTATCCTAAACCATTACCTATGGGTCAAAGACTTAAAAGTGATTTTCAAAAACATTACACATCAGAGTTTGGTCCAACTAAAGCTATTCCAAATCAAATCTATCACACGCGAGGTTCAATAAGAACAGGTGGTACGAATCAAAATCAAAAAGTAATGTTAATTGATGAAATTCAATCAGACTATCATCAAAAACTAAGAAACGTAGATCCAAAAAGGGCAACAGTTGTAAATGCATTTGGATCTGAGATTGAATTTTTTTCTGCTAATAGAAAATTAGAAAAAATAATAGATGAGATGAAAACCATCTCAAATAAAGGTATCAGAGCTACACCAGAAGATATGCAAAGATTTAATAAATTAAATAGTGACTTTAGAGAACTAAGAGCTAACTCAATGAACTTATCAAATATTAGTTCTCAAAAAGCTAACGAAGGAATTCCTTTTTTACCTTTGTATGGAAAAGAAAATTATGGTTCACATGCGATTAAAAATGCAATTAAGACTGCAGCGGATGAAGGGGTTGATTGGGTGGCCATTACTCCTGTCGAACAGTTACACCATGCAAAAAGAACTAAGTATCTTGGTGATATAGAATTTTATGGAAATAGATTTGGAACTGCTGGATTTAAAAATTATGGTGGACGACAAGGGGTTGTGAGAAAAAATGCGAATGATACAGAGGTTCCAATAGAGGGGAATACAGATCCTAAAAAAATGGCGACGTTACCTAATGTTATGAAAAAACTAGCTGCACAATATGGGTCTGAAGTAAAAACAATACCGATAGCTAAATCTGATCCTAGTAAACCTTTTAAGGTAGTAGCAAAAGTAGAAAACACAAAAAAAGTTTATGGCTTAAATCCAGATACAGCAGGAACACAACACATAGGTGCTTTTAGAACGTTAGAAGAAGCAGAAGATTACAAAAGCAGATATGGGGGTACAGTAGTGAAAATGTTTGATGGAGATGTCAGATTATACTTTGATGCTTTCGCTATAAAGGTAAGCCCAGAGATGAAAACTAAGCCTTTCAAGGCATATCAGACTGGTGGGCTAGTAGTAAATATGTTTGCGTGATATTATAAATCTGTTATAACAAAAAGGAGATATATATCATGGCAAGTAAAAAGTTAAAAAAAGCTCTTATCGCTGGACTTGGGGCTGCCGCTCTTTCAAAAATAGGACAAGCAAATCAAATGAAAACTTTCCTAGCTGAAGAAGGTGGCGATAGAGCAAAAGTTAATTACATAACAAAAAAAACAAAAGCACCTATTAAAAAACCTTTTATGGCTAAAGTAAAAGATGCGACTAAAAAAGTTATTAAAGAGAACATCAATTTAGGTCGTGGACCTGGCATTAAGCCAACCGATACTTTAGCGGGTGACTACGGTGATGCATTTTCAGATGTGATGGGAATACAAAAAGGTGCTAAAGCTGGTAAAATGATTAAAGCTAGAGGTGGAAAGTTAGTTAATTTAAAACCGACAAAATTATACTAGTTTTATGGCTGAAGTAGATAAAACAAATGAGCTTCCTGAAGAAGAAGTTGAAGAGAGTGAAGTTGATATAGAGATTGAGGGTGAGGAACAAGTTCCTGAAGAACAAC